CAAGAGGACATGAACTACCAGCTTACCGAGGTGATGCAGGAGTATCGCCCCGAGCATGAGAAGCTGCTGTGGTCACTGCCCTTGGCAGGTTCTGCGTTCAAGAAGGTCTACTACGACCCGAATAAAGGGCGGCAGGTCTCCGTGTTTATCCCCGCTGAAGACATTGTTGTGCCCTACGGCGCGTCAAGTATTGAGGAATCCCCCCGTGTTGCGCATGTGATGCGTAAGACCGAGAACGAGGTACTGAAGCTGCAAGATGCTGGGTTCTATCGTGATGTGGAGTTGGGTGAGCCAAGTTTTGAGTTGGACGACATTGAGAAGCAGAAGGCCGAAGAACAAGGCATGTCTGCGATTCAAGATGACCGGTTCCGCATTCTTGAGTTTCACGTTGACTTGGACTTGCCCGGTTTCGAACACAAGAACAAGAAGAAAAAAGAGACGGGGATTGCCCTGCCGTATGTGGTGACCGTTGAGAAGGGCACACGCACTATTCTGGCTATCCGCCGCAATTGGTACGAAGACGACCCGCTGCACATCAAGCGCCAGCACTTTGTTCACTACCAGTACATCCCCGGCTTTGGGTTCTATGGCTATGGCCTCATCCACTTGATTGGTGGGTATGTAAAGAGCGCCACCATGCTGCAACGGCAGTTGATTGATGCAGGTACGTTGAGCAACCTGCCCGGTGGCTTGAAGTCCCGTGGTCTGCGTATCAAGGGTGATGACACTCCCATCCAGCCGGGTGAGTTCCGTGATGTGGATGTGCCGAGTGGCTCAATCCGCGACAACATACTCCCACTGCCTTACAAGGAGCCAAGCCAGACCCTGTTTGCGCTGTTCCAGACTATTGTTGAGGAGGGCCGCTCGTTCGCCTCCGCTGGTGATATGAACGTCAGCGACATGTCGGCGCAGGCTCCGGTGGGCACAACGCTGGCCCTGTTGGAGCGGCAGTTGAAGGTGATGGGCGCGGTGCAGGCTCGCATGCACTACACGATGAAGCAGGAGTTCAAGCTGCTGAAGACCATCATCGCCGACTACACACCGGAGGAGTACGACTACGCTCCCGAGGACAACTCGGATGACGACATGGAGGATGACCGTCGGGCCAAGAAAGCCGACTACGACATGGTTGAGGTTATCCCTGTCAGCGACCCTAACGCAGCGACGATGGCGCAGAAGATTGTGCAGTACCAAGCGGTGATGCAGCTTGCACAGAGTGCGCCCCAGTTGTACGACATGGCGTTCCTGCACCGGCAGATGATTGAGGTGCTGGGGGTCAAGAACGCAGACAAGCTGGTCAAGATGGAGGAGGATGCCATTCCCGTAGACCCGGTGACTGAGAACCAGAACATACTGACTGGCAAGCCGGTCAAAGCGTTCATTGAACAGAACCACCAAGCGCACATTGCTGTGCATGCGTCTGCCATTCAGAATCCGAAGATTCAGCAAATCATGCAGCAGAACCCGGCAGCGCAGGCCATCATGGCAGCGGCTATGGCCCACATCAACGAGCATGTGGCGTTGGAGTACCGCAAGCAGGTTGAGACCGCAATTGGCATGTCAATACCGGGCGAGGACATGAACAAGAAGATTACGCCTGAACAGGCCGACCAGATTGCCGTTATGTCGGCACAAGCCTCGCAGCAGATTCTCCAGCGTGACCAGCAGCAAGCCCAACAGCAAGCAGCGCAGGAGCAAATGCAAGACCCTGTGGTGCAGATGCAGATGCAGCAACTCAAGATTCAGGAGCAAGACCTCCAACTCAAGGCTCAGAAACAACAGCTTGATGCAGCGGCTAAAGCTGACCAGCTTCGGATTGAAGAGTCACGGATTGAAGCCCAGAAAGAGATTGCAGCGATGCAAGTCGGCGCACAGGCAGCAACGGCAAAAGACAAGCTAGAGAAGCAAATGGAAATGGAGGGCGTTCGTATAGGCGTTGAGGTCGCCAAAAACAAAGCTCAAGTCCAAGCCCAAATGCAGTCCCAAATGCAATCCCAAAACCGCACACCCCGTAAGGAGCAGTAATGGACACTAACCGGGTACTTAACTACCTTGCAAAAGAGATTGAACAATTACGTACCGACCAAGTTGTTTTTATAGCAAGTGGTCGAGCAAACGATTTTGCCGAGTATCGGCATGTCTGCGGTGTCATCCGGGGTCTGACGCATGCAGAAACTATCGTTAAAGACCTCGTGCAAAAACTGGAGAAAGATGATGAGTGAATTTGATGTCGCTGCGGTGGACTTGTCGGGGATTCTGAATAAGACCCCCGAGGAGAAAGCCAAACAGTTGCCTGACCCGAAAACCTTCCACATGCTGTGCGTTGTACCTGAAGCTATGGAGGAGTTTGCGGACAGTGATATTGGGATTGTCAAATCGGGGCAAACCATGCACTACGAAGAAGTACTGACCCCAGTGCTGTTTGTGGTGAAACTTGGCCCTGATTGCTACAAGGATGTAACCCGTTTTCCCAATGGCCCATCTTGCGTAGAAGGTGACTTCATTATTGTTCGCCCCAATTCAGGCACACGCTTGAAGATTCACGGACGCGAATTTCGCATCATCAATGACGACTCGGTGGAAGCCGTTGTCGAAGACCCGCGTGGTATCCAACGCGCTGCTTAAAGGAGTAATGTATGGCTGAATTTGAAGACGACAATTTTGAGTTTCCTGATGAGAAGGAAGCTAAGGCTGCGGCTAAAGCAGCAGAGAAAGAGGACGAGAAGTTCGAGGTTGAGATTGAAGACGACACGCCGCCCGCAGACCGTGGGCGCAAGGCTGCACCTCCTCCCGATGACCCCAGCGACGATGAGTTGTCCTCCTACGATGAGAAAGTTCAAGCACGTATTAAGAAGTTCACCCGTGGTTACCACGATGAGCGCCGTGCCAAGGAAGAGGCTTTCCGTGAGCGCGAGGCCGCTGAAAACTTTGCCAAGCAGGTGTTTGAAGAGAACAAGCGCCTCCAGTACCAGCTTTCCTCGGGCAGCAAGGTACTAATTGAAACTTCCAAGACCGCTGCTGAGGTTGAGTTGGAGTCAGCCAAGAAGTTTTATAAGGAAGCATACGACGCTGGTGATGGTGATAAGCTGGTAGACGCACAGGAGAAAATGACCAGTGCCCGTCTCAAGCTGGAACGCGCCAACGGAATGCGGCCTATTGAGATTGAAGAACGTGAGTTCCCTGTACAGCAACCCGCAAAACCCGGTTCACCCCGCGCTGAAAAGTGGGCGGATAAGAACAAGGACTGGTGGGGCCGAGATGAAGAGATGTCTATGGCTGCGGTGGGTATTGACAAGAAACTGCAAAGACTGTATGGTGCGGACTACGTGGGTACTGAAGAGTACTTCCGCACCATCGATAAAACGATGCGCAAACGATTTCCTGAGTATTTTGACGATACCCAGAGCCATGAGGATGATGACCCGCCTCCACAAAAAAGGACATCAGAACCGGACGAGGATGAATCTCCCCGCCGTGCAAAACCCGCTACCGTTGTTGCTCCGGCTTCACGTAGCACCCCGCCTAACCGCATTAAGTTAAAGGCATCCGAAGCCGCCATTGCGCGTCGTCTTGGGGTTCCTATCGAACTTTATGCCAAACAGGTTGCTCAACTTAAAAGAGGTTATTGAACATGGAAACTCAGAACGCAACCCCAAAACAAAACCGTTTAGGTCGTGAATTGGAAACCCGTGAAACTACCTATCGCCCAACTGCTTGGCGTCCGCCCGAGTCTTTGCCTTCTCCCGACCCTCGGGATGGGTGGACACATCGGTGGATTCGCGTTAGCACTTTAGGAACTTCTGACCCATCGAACATCTCTGGCAAGTTACGTGAGGGCTATGAACCCGTGAAAGCGGATGATTATCCTGAACTGATGATGCACGCTACTACCGAAGGCCGCTTCAAAGGCGGTGTCGAGGTAGGTGGATTGATTTTGTGTCGTATTCCTGCCGAGTTTATGGTTCAACGTGCCGCCTTCTATGCTAATAAAAACAAGCAGCAGATGGACTCCGTTGACAATACTTACATGCAGGATAACGACCATCGTATGCAGAAGTTCTCTCAGAAAAAATCTGAAGTAACTTTTGGTTCTGGTCTTTAATTTTTATAGGAGTCTTTATGGCTTATCCGGTGATTGATGCCCCCTACGGGCTAAAGCCAATCAACTTGATTGGAGGTCAGGTATTTGCGGGTTCTACTCGTGATTACCCGATTACTAACGGTTACAGCACAGCAATCTTCTACGGTGATTACGTAGGACTGTCTCGTGGTGAAATCGTGCGCTTGTCTGTGTCTACTGGCACGGCAGGTAACCAAACCGGTATCTTCTTGGGATGCCGCTATACCAACCCCGTCACTAAACAGTTGACCTTCTCGCAATACTGGCCCGCATCAACTGCGGCTGGTGATGCAGTGGCTATTGTTGCTGACGACCCTGACCAAGTGTTCAAGGGTGTTGTTTGCTCTGCTACTACCGCTGTTGCTTCTGGCGCTCGCGCCATGATTGGTCAAAATCTGGCCATGATTAACAATACAGGTAGCACCGCAACCGGCAACTCCAAGAACGCTATCTTGGCTCCAAGCGACACTCCCGCTACCACTTCGTCTTTGCCCGTTCGCGTGCTCGGCTTGGTGACTGACACTTCTGTGTCTCTTGGAACTGCGACCTATACCAGCATTTCTACTGCTACTGTGACTTGTTCGGCTCTGCCGTTCGCGTTGCCAGTTGGCACTGATGTTGGTTCGTTGGATTCGAACGGGCAATACATTAGTTCGGGTTCTTTTGTTGACACCGCTGCTTCTGCCGCTGCTACTTCGTTCATCTTAAATCAAGCTCCTGCCGCCGCTTTTGGTGCAAGTTCTACACTTGTATTCATGCAGTACCCAGAGATTTTGGTCAAGATTAACTTTGGTCAGCATCAGTATTACGCTGGCACCAGCATTGCATAAGGAGTAACTTAAAATGGCTATTTCACGCGCCCAGCTACTTAAAGAGTTGCTCCCCGGACTGAACGCTTTGTTTGGAATGGAATACGCTCGTTACGGCGAAGAACACAAGGAACTCTACGAAACTGAGACCTCCGAGCGTTCCTTCGAAGAAGAGACCAAGTTGTCTGGATTCTCCGCCGCTCCGGTGAAGAACGAGGGCTCTGCAATTGCGTATGACAATGCGCAAGAGGCTTGGACTACTCGCTACAACCATGAGACCATTGCTTTGGGCTTCTCCATCACTGAAGAGGCAATCGAAGACAATCTGTATGACAGCTTGTCCGCTCGTTACACCAAAGGTCTGGCTCGCGCTATGGCGTACACCAAGCAGGTTAAAGCTGCTGCTGTCATCAACAACGGTTTCTCCGCAGCTTACGTTGGTGGCGACGGCGTTGCTCTGTTCAGCACTGCTCACCCGCTGGTCAATGGTGGTACTAACAGCAATCGTCCTTCCACTGCTGCTGATTTGAACGAGACTTCCTTGGAAGCCGCCGTTATCCAAATCGCTGCTTGGACTGATGAGCGTGGTCTGCTGATTGCAGCTAAGCCCCGCAAGCTGATTGTTCCTCCTGCTCTGCAATTCGTTGCTACCCGTCTGTTGGAAACCAGCCTCCGTGTTGGCACTACCGACAACGATATCAATGCGTTGAAGAACAACGGTTCGATTCCTGAAGGCTACACCATCAACCACTTCTTTACCGATAACAACGGCTGGTATCTGACCACCGATGTACCTAACGGTCTGAAGCATTTTGTGCGTTCGCCTCTGGCTAACAGCATGGATGGTGACTTCGATACCGGCAACGTCCGTTACAAGGCCCGCGAGCGTTATTCGTTCGGCTGGTCTGACCCACTGGGAGTTTTTGGCTCTCCGGGTTCGTCCTAAAAAGACTGAGAGAAGGGGCCTTGTGCCCCTTTTCTTTTTGGTGTATATTGCTCTCACTCCGGGGTTACCGGCGTATCAAACTGTCCCGGCAGACGACATACCGATTGATGCGCTTCACTTGTATGTAAGGACTCATCATGGGATTCGCTACTCACCTTGGCCCGTGGCTGCTCGGCACTGTTAAAAACACCACCGGCACTACTGCTGGCACTATCCGCAATCTTGGCGCTACTATCGTTGCCCAGACCTACACAGCCCCCACTTCTGTCATTCTGGCAAGCCCTACGGCGCAACTGATGTTCGCGCTTCCTGCGGGCGCTAAGATTGTTCGTTTTGGCTTAGAGGTCAATGTTGCCCTGACTGGCGCAACTAACTGCGGCGTTACCATTGGTAGCAGCGGCACTGCCAACTTGTACATGGCTACGGTCAACACCGGCACTTCGGCAGTTCAGACTTCTCCAGCTACCATCGCAGCGGCTACTTCAGGTCTTTATGACAACATTGGCACAACTGATGTGCTTGTTTACGGTACGTTTACTGCGGCTACTGCTGACGCTACTGCTGGTACGATTACTGTCACTGTTGAGTACATCGTTCGTGACTCTGACGGCTCTGCCAACCCATCTGCTACCCAGCAGTAATTAGTCTCAGGGGCTTCGGCCCCTGTTTTACAGGAGATTGATTATGATGCAGACAGACGTTAAAGCCGCGCACCTAACTGCCGCCGGTTCTTTTGTAGTAGGGCGCACGCGCCTCAGAGGTATTGTGGTCAGCCCCAAGGCAAGTACAGCAGCTACATTCGAGATTCGTGATGGTAGCGCCACTGCCGCCGTGCTGTTTACGATGGATTTAGTCAGTGTTGCTACCCCTGTAAACTTCAGCATTATGATACCCGGCGAAGGTATTTTGGCAACCACGGGGCTGCACCTTACAACCAGCGTTGGTACTGTTGCGGGCATTGAAGTGTTCTATGGCTAAGAAGAAAGGCCCGGTTCTCTCGGTCGGTCGTGGCGAGAAGCTACCCGTCTCCAAGGGGGCGGGTTTGACTGCCAAAGGCCGTGCCAAGTACAACGCTGCAACCGGTAGCAACCTGAAGGCCCCACAGCCCCAAGGTGGCCCACGCAAGGACTCGTTCTGCGCCCGCATGAGTGGCATGCCGGGGCCAATGAAAGACGAAAAAGGCAAGCCGACCCGCAAGGCGGCTGCTTTGGCAAGATGGAAGTGCTAGGAGTACGCTATGGTTGATTACAAACGCAAAATGGGTATTGAAGAGGACAAGGATTCTCCCGCGTACTACCGGGAAAAAGAAAACGTCCGCATGAGCAAACCCGGCAAGTACGACAGTATCCGCCCCGCCGGTGAAGAAGAGCGCCTTTTAAAACGTAAATCGGAAGGCTTGAAACAAGCAGCAATGGGTGCAGGGTTAGCTCCCGCTTCTATTGCGTTTGAAACAGCTTTGGGTAGAAGCGACACGGAAAAAAAAGGCCCAATAGGTGCTGCCGTATCTCAACTTTCTGGTGCGGGCGACAGGCTCGTAAAGTCCACGAAAGAAGCTGCTGATTCTATTGGTGGCGGCGTGCGCAAATACAAAAACGCTAAGTCGGAAGAAGCGGATTTAGATAGGGAACTTGACAGCCAAACAAAACGCGAAACCCGAGGCAAAGCCAAAGGCGGCGCGGTCAAGATGGCTTTAGGTGGAATGGGTGGCGTTGCAAAGGCGGCGATGCAATCCGTTAAATCCGCACCTAAGTTCAACGCTCCACCCGCCGGTATGCAAGGACTTGGACGAGCTATGGGCGCAGGGCCTCAAGGCTCCGCACCTCAGTTGAAATTTATGTCAGACAAGCTCCGTGGTGGCCCACAAATGCAATTTATGTCAGACAAACTCCGTGGGGGCCCACCTATGCAGCCTCCCGCAGGGCAAGTAGGTTTAGGTCAAGCAGGCATGATGGGGGGCGCATTAGGTAAGCTGGGTGGAATGGGCGCAGGCATGATGCCCGGAAAAATGGGTGGAATGGCTAAAGGCGGCTCGGTATCCGCCCGCGCAGACGGCTGTGCCCAGCGCGGCAAGACCAAAGGACGGATTGTATGAACGAGCAAAACCAAGAAACGCTGAAGCACGTAATTGACGGTGCTTCTATCCTTACCGTGATAGGAACACTTGTGGAATTTTTGCCTGCCGTATCTGCGGTTCTCAGTATTGTCTGGGTGGCAATCCGCATCTACGAAACAGAGACCGTGAAGAAACTCATGAACCGCAAGAAAGCTGACGATGCCAGCGACAAGCTCTAAGCAAAAGAAATTCATGGATGCTGCGGCGCACAATCCGTCGTTCGCTCGGCAGTCCGGGATACCTCAATCCGTTGCAAAAGACTTTAGTAGTGCAAGCAAAGGAATGAAGTTCGGTAAGGGGCCCAAATCACGGGCCGATTTGCAACGTATCAACAAACCTGACACTAAGCAGGGTAAGAACGAATTGTTCAAGAAAGGTGGTGACACTATGGCTACTAAGATGAATCCCGGTTTTATGGCGATGATGGCTAAGAAGAAGGGCACTGCTCCTTCCGCAATGGGCAAGCCCACCATGAAAAAAGGCATGGACATGGCTAAAGACGGCATGAAGAAGATGGCTTCTGGCGGTATGCCTATGACCATGAAAGATGGACAAAAGGTTCCAGCTTTTGCCGCAGACGGAAAAGGCAAAATGGCGCATGGCGGCATGACCAAAAAAATGGCTTCCGGCGGCTCCGCTTCTAAACGTGCCGACGGAGTTGCTTCCAAAGGTAAAACCCAAGGCAAGATGCTCAAAAAGGGCGGCATGGCCTGCTAAGGAGTAATCCATGAACAACAATGATTTAGCAGCCCTCGCCGCGCTAGGCGCGATGGGGTACATGTACAAGAGGCACTTAGACGGTCAAGGTACTGGGGCTGCCCCTGCGGACGCTGCTGGCGCTGCTGCTGGTTCTGCTGCCAAAGAAAGATTTGCTCCCTTTCCTGAAGTTGGCACTGGTGGTGCTGGCGGTCTTCCTGCTGATGCAAAGCGAGATATCCGTGGGGGTGGTTTTGATAACATCCGCGAAGATATTAAACGCAGTGACATGGATGACTTTAAAGGTGTAAATCAATACCGATATATTGACCAACCCCGCAATAATCGTCCCGGTATTGGCGGTGGCGATAGTGGTTCTGGCGCTGGCACTGCTCGTGTACTGGGGGGAAGTTTCAGCGGTTCTCCATTTGCTAATAAAGACGCTGCCCCTGATGTTGTTTCCGATGCCGCCCCCGAAGATAGAGGTATTGGCGGTGCTGGCCTCGCCGCCGCTGGCCTTGGTACGGCTGGTGCTGGTGCGGCTGCTTATTACGCAAAGGTAAAAAGAGAAGCCCGACTAGCAGATGAAGCCCGTGCAAAATTAAAAGCGGAAGCACGAGCGGGCATTCTTAAAGACCAAGCGCTAGCAAGGGTCACTGAAGACCGCGATGCCGCAGCCAAAAAACAAAACGAAGCTGACCGTGCTGCTAAAGCCCAAGCCCAAGCCGACGCTGAAGCAAAAAGCCGCGCAATCCAAGCTGAGATTGACGACGAACTCAAACGGCTCAAAAGTAAAACCAAAGGGGCCGATGCCCGTGCTGCGGTATTGAATAAAGATATGTGGGCAGCAGGGCCGACTGTTACAAGCGAAACCCCAACCAAAAAACGCACACCTATAAAAGTTGAAGCACCCACGGATATGGATGACTTCAACCGGATGCTGCGGGAAAGCAAAGTTGGAAGCGCTACCACCACTGCCGCCTCAACAGAAAACGCTGCGCGGTTAGCTGCCCAACAAAAAGCAGCCGCAATTAAAGCAGCGGATGCGTATTTGGCTGTACACCCCGAAGAAGCTAAAAAAATTAAGGCCCGTGGTGTAGCAGGCAAAGTTGGCCTTGGGTTAACACTTCTCGGGCTAGGAACTGCCGCCAACGCA